CGATACGCTCGGCAGACAACCTTGATTCTCTCGTTGGAGAGGGCTTGGATTATATGGTCATTGACGAGGCTGCGAGCATCAAGAAGATTACCTGGGAACAGTACCTGAGACCAACGCTGTCCGATAGAGAGGGTTGGGCGTTATTTACGAGTACACCTCGTGGATTCAACTGGCTACACGATTTGTGGGCTAGGGGGAAAGATAAGAATTACACAGATTGGGAATCATGGCAACATCCATCGACAGATTCGCCATACTTCAAAGACGATGTCGAACAACTTAAAAAGGAGCTTACCTATGAAACATTTGCTCAAGAGTATATGGCAGCGTTTACGACCTTCTCAGGAAAGGTCTACGACCTACAACGAAAGATCCATGTCAGAGACGACATACAATATAATGATTCCCTACCAACATACTGCTCAATCGACTTCGGATATCGTATGCCCTCAGTGGGGTGGTATCAAGTCGACCACAACTACGAAAAGCCTAGGGTCTACGTTATCGATGAAATTTGTTTTGAAGAGAACATAAGAACTGAAGAACTCGCACGCATGATCAGAGAAAAGCAATATCCAGTCCTAACGTACTTCGGAGACCCTGCAGGTGCAGGTACGCAGGCTCAGTCAGGTATCGGAGATATCGAGATATTTCGTCAGCATGGCATGAGAGTTCGTTATAAGACCGATAGGATATCACGCAATATACCCAATGGTGTATCCTTGGTCAGGTCATGGTTCGAGGATGCGAATGGAGACCCACATATATTCTTCTCATCGAAGTGTACAGGAGCCATAGAAAGCGTTGAGAACTATAGGTATCCTGAGAAGAAAGCAGAACAAAGATTGAAAGAAGAACCCCTAAAGGATGGTAGGTATGATCACTTCAACGACCAAATGAGGTACTTCTTCGTAAACCTATTCGGTATTAAACAGAAACAGGCAGGAGTTATAGACTGGTGATTATAGATAGTATATCCAAAACAGCGGTGATCGATGCACTTTCAGATCACCTTGCAGTCGTAGAGACAGAACGTACGCAAGAGCGAGAGATGTTCCTCGATTTCTACGAGGGGCTTAACATGGAACATTATATCGGTAAGTTCTTTGGCAACGATACATTGAGGCAAGTCCCAATGTTTCAGCAAAATCTTACACGCAGGGTGGCAAAAGCCAGAAGTATGGCTTACAAACGACCACCGAAGATGAACGCATCCGATATCTACATGAACAGCATTGACAGTTCTGATTTGAACTCTAAGCGTAGAAACTTAGAAGCATTGACGTTCCTACTTGGAACCATGGCGTTCAAGTCAAAGTGGAATGAAGCATTGCAGAAGGTTCAGTATGATATGCTTCCATTCTTTGAACCCATGTTCCTAAAGGGAGAGCAAAAGCCATTCGGTGTGGTCTATGCACTGCAGAATCAGGGAGACTCTCGAATAGAGGAAGAAGAATTTGTAGTTTGGACAGAAGAGCGTGAAGGCTTGGCTGCCAAACACTTTGGAATAAAAGGCGACGGAGAAGTCATTCACTATAATGCAAATGACGAGAACCCTTATGGACTGTTGCCTGTTACATTCTGCCATCGTGGTTCAGTCGTTAGAGACTGGTTCACCAACGGAGCCGAAGATGTGGTTAAAGCAGATTTATCGGTCAGTGTAGCTATGACAGAACTAGCGTTGGCTATTCGTTTTGGAGCCATCGGTATCAAATTCATCACAGGCGTTGATGATGCTTCTCGTATTGAGATTGGTGTCGATAAGATATTATACCTGCCTGAAGGCTCCAACTTCGGTGTTACTGCACCTGAAGGTAAGCTATCAGAAATCATCGAATCGGTGAAGTTCATGGTAGCAGCAACACTCAACAACAATCATCTTAGAATAAAATGGGCTGATACCCATGGCAACGCACCATCAGGTGAAGCACTAAGGATACAAGAACTTGAGAACGTAGAAGAGCGTATTGGTGCTATCGAAGATACATGGAGACCATGGGAACGCCAACGATACGAAGTGGACAAGCGTATTATTGAGGTAAAGACTGGCAGAAGAGTTCCTGAAGACTATTCAGTGGACTTCACAGAGCCTACCTATCCACTTAGCCCTAAAGATGAAATGATGTATTACGATTGGCTATGGAAGAATGGGCTTGATACCAAAGCCAACTTCCTTATGTCCAAAGACCCAGATCTTACACATGAGATGGCTCAGGAGAAGATAAAGAAAGCCGAAGAAGAGATGAGCCAAGGTAGTGCATTGGTTACCAGGCTTTTAGGCAATGGATGATATCATAGATGGTGTTGTAGCTGATTTTCAATCAGACCTAGAACAAGCCATAGACCAATTCTCAGAAGAAGCCAAGGAGCTTGAAGACCAAGGTCTATCTTACGAACAAATCCTAGCTGCGCTCGGTGTCCTATCGATTGCAGATTACATTTTACAAGATTTACGAATGCAGGGTGCTATCAATCGCTACATGGCAGGAATCGATGCTATCTTTCAAGGTAAGGCATTGTTCGGTCAAATGACACAAGCTGAAGTATTGGCACTGCGCAATATGTTCAACAGTTCTATCAGCAATTATATTATCTCTCTTGGTGATGAGATTCGCTACACAGTCGCAAGTGGCATAGGCAGAGGGTTGGCATTGCCTGAAATCAAATCCCTCGTCAAGCGTAATCTGTCTCTTCTGCCTAGTGCTACCGAAAGACACATAACGACTACGATGGCTACCTTCTCAAGAGCGATCACCGCATCGATGCTGCAAACTGCACCGAACACACGATTGGTCTTCGTCAATCCTTTAGATGACAGAACAAGACCTATCTGTAAGGCGATGGTAGCTGCAGGGTCTATGACAGCCGAAGAGATTGAAAGACGTTTTCCTGGAGCCTTGGTTGATGGCGGTGGTATCAACTGCAGAGGTTCGTGGGAGGCAGTGCCTGTGAATAGTCAAGAACAAAGCAAGGCACAGGGCTTGGTAGATAAATTTAAGAAACCACCAATAACGATACAGCAATACTATGAAACTAGAAACCGCTCTTAAAGGATCAGTAGCAATACCAAGAGCCTTCCATAGCAAACAAGGAAGGAAACTGCAAAAAGGTGTAAAGCGTGAGATTAGCAAAGGCTACGATGTTCATGGTAGGAAATTTGCTCCATTATCTCCTGGCTATAAAAAGAAAAAATTAAAAGGTGAAGCGGTAAAGGGACAGCAGAATATCAGCGGAAAGCCTGATATGTTTTTAACTGGTGAATTACTTAGGTCTAACTACTTTAATAAGATAGTATTCCAAAATAAGAATTCATGGGCGATGACAACAGGAGCCAATAGAACAGGTACAAGAGCCTTAGAGCATTCAGGTAAGATTAAGATGCCAAAAGGACTTCCTGTAAGAGCCATTATAGGTGATCAAGCAGAAGATGATGTAGTCCATCCTAAGTTAAAGAAGGAGTTCATTAAGGCGTATTCTAAACGCATTTTTGGACATTTAAAGAAAATACCAAAAAAGGAGTTTCTATGAGCAATCAAGAAACTGTTCAGAACGAACAAGAAGCAGTGGTAGAACAACCACAAGAGCATACCGATGAACAGCACGAAGTTGGTAAGCTTATTCAAGAGTCGAAGAAATATCGCTCTCGTGCGCAGGAAGCTGAAATAAAAGCGAAAGAACTCGAAAACAAACTCAAGTCCATTGAAGAGACGAAGCTCAAAGAACAAGAGCAATGGAAGGAACTTGCAGAAAAATACGAGACTGAAAACAAGCAATTATCAGCCATGGCAGAAGAAGGACAAAAATTACAAGAGTCCATTCGTCAAGATCTTTTAGGTCAGCTCTCTGATGAGGATCGTGAATTTGCAGATGACTTGTCTACGGACAAACTTCGCAAGTTCGTTAATCGGTCAAGTGTAAAGAAGAATGTCGTAACAAACGAATCGGCTCCAGGACAGATGCCACCTACAGGCAAGAATCCATTTACGGAAATGACACCTGCAGAACGCAGAAAGAAGTGGAGTTCGGTTCTTGATAGATATAGGAGCTAATTAAATGGCTAATATTACCACGACAACGGCTGCCAATTTCATCCCTGAAATATGGTCAGACGGAGTCAAAAACTACTTAGAGCGTAAGCTCGTCTTTGAACAGCTTGTTGATTCAAGTTACTCAGAGTTAGTGAAAGGTCGAGGTGACACATTTCACATACCCAAACTTACAGAGAGCTCAGATGCTGCAAAGTCCGCAGGAAGCGCAGTAAGTTTCTCTGCTGACACTCATGGTGAAGCACAGCTCACCGTTGATCAGCATCGTTATGCTGCAAAACTTATTGAAGATATTGCTTCAGTCCAAGCCAACCCAGGTTTGCTTGAGAAAGAGGTAAGCACAATGGGTTATGCATTAGCAAAGACAATGGATGCTTTCATTGAGAGTAAAATTGAAGCTGCAAGTACAAATGGTGCTCAACTTGCTGGTGATAATGTTATCACCGCTGCTGAACTTAGAGAAGGTATGAAAATCCTTATGGAGAATGACGTGCCTACTGAAGAGTGCAACTTAGTTGTTTCACCTGCATTGTACACTTCCTTGCTTGGAATTGCTGACTTTGTAGATGCTTCTAAGTTTGGCGATGGCGCACCTGCTGCTACTGGAAACATTGGTAGACTTTACGGAATGCCAGTATTCACCAGTACTGTCATGGGGGCTAGTGGAACAACGAATACGGAAGTTGGATACATCGTTCACCCATCAAGTGTGAACTTTGCTAGACAGCTTGAGCCAAGAGTACAGTCAGAGTACTCAGTAGAGGACTTAGGAACCAAAGTTGTTTCTGATGTTCTTTATGGAGCAGTTACAACTTTTGAAGGTCGTATCTACGAATTCAGAAATCCGTAACAGTGATTAAATACGAGGGCGGTCTTAGTATCGCCCTCGTGCTACAAACGAGGGATTATGCCTACCTTTGATTATCAATGTAAGAATTGTAAATATATCTTCGATGAATTTGTGATGTTAGGTGATGACGAACCTAACGTATGTCCAGAATGTGGCAGTGATATTAAAAAGATTATTACTAAATTCCCTGGAGTTATTTATAAAGGCTCAGGGTTCCCAACTAACGATGCAAGGATAGCAAAAGATAATAGGGATATGGTGAAGGGAAAAAAAGTGTAATCCAATCCTTGTTATAGTGATATGCCAAACTATAATTCAAGTCATACAGGCTCGGAAATTGATGGTGCGGTTACCAAGGTCAATGCCTCTGGCGTAACACAAACCGAGCTTTCATATTTAGACGGACTCTCGTCTAACATTCAAACACAATTAGGACTCAAAGCAGCTCTAAATGATAATACGCAAAACATCATTGCGAATAACATCACCGTACATGGCACGCTGACTACAAAGGATTCTCAGAATGTAAATATTGGTGATGCTATCATTACGTTAAACGCTGAAGAGACTGGAACTCCTAGTGAAAACGCAGGGTTTGAGATTGAGCGTGGTACATCCACTAATACAGTGTTGAGATGGAACGAAAGTTCAGATAGATGGGAATTCACAAACGATGGATCTACTTTTTACAATATTCCAATATCTACCGAATATAATAACTATACATTACCAACAGCCTCAAGCTCAACACTTGGTGGTATTAAGGTTGGTACAAACCTTTCTATTGATGGTAGTGGTGTCCTTTCAGCATCAGGTGGTTTCACAAGCTTTACGATTGCAGATACAGACAGCACGCAAGCAATTGGAGATGGCATACATATAAAGTTTGCAGCCTCTAACTCTGGTTCTTATGGAAATAGTCAAATCTCAGGATCAGGAACGTCAGGATCTCCATACTTAGTCAGTTTAAATGTACCTGATTCAGATAGATATGTTAACGCCGCATCATTCAATACCAGCGATGGTGTTCTAACGCTTACAAGAGCAGGTTCTGATTCTGCTACTGTAACAGTAGATTTAGATGGTAGATTTTTAACAGGTATCACAGGTCAGTCAATCGATAGCCTTAATAATGTAAATTCCATTTCAAGTATTACTAATGGTCAGTTTTTAGTATGGAATAGTACAGCAAACGCTTTTCAACCTGGCTCTGGAGCTTCATACTCTTGGTATTTGCGAGATGGGGATACGACTGCTGTACAAATTACAGATGCTAAATATGTTAAGTTTGTAGAAGGTAATAATTTAATAGATATTAACTTTACCGATACAGACTCAGGGGAAGTAGACGATGAGTTTGATCTTACATTTACTGTCAATAGCTCTAACATAACAAGCGTTGGAACGCTAACAAGTTTAAATGTGTCAGGGGTAACTGGCATAGGTACGACCAGTCCATCATCAGCAACAAATGTTTTGCTAAGTGTAGGTGATACAAGTCTTGGTTATGCTGGTATGGAATTTATAGCAGGAACTAATGCTGAACGTTGGAGACTATACACATCGTTTGATGGAAGCAGTAATGCTATTTTTGGTTTGTTTAGAGTTGCAGATAGCACTTACAAACTTCAAGTAGATGAAAGCGGTAATACTATAATTACAGGCACAGTAACTTGGTCAGGTGGTAGCTCAACAAACGCTAACACAGCTTATAGTTGGGGAGACCATGGTGATGCTGGTTATTTGACAGCTATCACAGGTCAAAGCATTAAGAACCTTCTTGATGTTGCTTCTAATTCTCCAAGTAATGGTCAGATACTACAATGGAATAGTACTGGTAACTATTACGAACCAGTAACTTTCACCAGTTCTTACTCCTGGTATCTTCGTGATGGTGATACTACTGCTGTAGAAATAACAAGTGGTAAGTATGTTAAACTTGTTGAAGGTACAGGTATTGACATTAACTTTACAGATACAAGTTCTGGTGCTGTTGATGATGAATACGATGTAACAATTACCAACACACTTATGACCTCTGGCGGTACGATAAGTGGTGCAGTAACCTTTGATGCTTCTCCTGTATTTTCTACAGGGGCAACTGGTACTCTTGCAAATAGAGATGGTTTTACAGATTTTATTGGTTACAATGCAACCTATGGAAGTTACATAGGTGGAGGAGCAAGTAATGCTTCAAGATATATTTACGCAGGTGGATATTTTTATGATGGTTCGTCTGTAAGAACATTAATCCATAGCGGTAATATTGGAAGTCAAACTGTTGCAACTGCTACAAACGCAGACACGCTTGACAGTTATCACGGCAGTAATTATATTGGTAAGAATGGAAATACTTATTATCGCCCTAACACTTGGATTAATTTTGCAGATAGTGGTGGAGCTGGATTATACTGGAGTAGTGGAACTGGTTCAGGATGGCATTTATACCCTGTTAACTCTAATGATTTTTATATTCGAAGTGGTAATTCTGCACAAGTAGGATTAGCAATGAGTACTGCTGGTACAACTCGTGGATATGTTTATGCTAATAGTAGTAATAATATTGGTCTATTAAATCAAGCTGGAAGTTGGGCATTAAAAAAAGTAAGTGGTGGCTCAATGTTTCTTTATGACGATGGTGGACAGACACAGCTCGGTAGTGGTGATGAATGGGGCAGATTGCAATCTGAAGGATATACTAATGGATTTTACATATATAGCGGTTCTACTTACAGAGTAGATGGAGCGCATTTTGCAACATACGATAATGGAGAACTTGACTTAGGAACCTCAAGTTATAGGTGGAGGCAGCTATTTTTGGCCGATCAGATTATTGGTGGGTTTGGTGCTACTACAACTGGGGGAACTACAAACTGGAACGATAGTTCAAACGCAAGAAGTGGTGCAGGATATACTTTACTTTTAGGGAATGCTTCAAACGGCCCAAGTGGTACAAGTAATTATTTTCATCCATTTAGTTTTGAATACAGTAGTAAAGATGGTAGTGGCAATATGTGTCAATTTGCTATTCCATATATTGTTGGTGCTGGCGGTGGTATGTATATGCGTAGCAGATATAGTGGCGGTTGGGGCGGTTGGGTAAATTTCCATGATACTGATAATATGTCTGGAGTTGCAAGGACAAGCAATACTTATGGTTCATTTAATATAACTAATGGAAATGGTAGTTATCCAGGCCATACATATACTGCTCATTCTAACAAGCCTACTGTTATGTTTGCTGACTCTACTTCAAGTGGAGGTATTTACTATCAAGGTACTGGTAGATGGGCTGTATATCATAACTATGGACATAACTGTTTAGGTGTAGACACATCTTCAACAGAAGCAGCGTATGAATTAAAAGTAAATGGTGATATACTTGCTACAGGTGATGTTGTTGCATTTTCTGATGCAAGGTGGAAAACAGAAATAGAAACGATATCTAATCCTATTGATAAGATTATGGATATGCGAGGTGTTTACTACAAAGAACTTCCAAAAGGTGATAAAAAAGTTAGCGATAGAAGAAAAATGGGTGTAATTGCTCAAGAAATGTTAAAAGTAGCTCCAGAGGTAGTAACTTATGGAGAAACTAATGACGAATATGCTGTAGATTATAGTAAATTAGTAGGTATTCTTATTGAAGGAATTAAAGAATTAAAACAAGAAATTAATGAATTGAAAGGAAGCTAATATGGCTTTAGAAATGGCAATATCTAAATATGGTTTTACTGCAAACAACGGATATCATGTTATTGATTCAGTAAACTACCATAAAAGACTAATTACACCTACTGTAAGTACTGGTGAAAAAAATGCAAGTATGTCTGTAGTGTCTTACTCAGATAAAGATGCAAGAGATGCTGGGTCAGAACCAATGAAACAAGAAAGTTATCAGTTTGATTTAGCAACAGAATCAGATGCTGAAGATATTTTGACACAAGCATACGCATACCTAAAAACGCTTGATGAATTTAAAAATGCGACTGACGTATAATGGCAATACCAAGTTCAGGTCAATTATCTATTAAGCAGATTTATAATGAAGCTGTATATGGAAATCATAACGCAGGCAACACTCCAAGCTCAACTCATATAACAGCAGGGTTAACCTCTCTTAAAAATCTTGAAACTTCTGCAAAGTATGGTTATGGAGGTATTACATCTGCTTGGGAAGAATTTGAAGGAGATGGAAGCGCACCTCATCAAATATCCGAATTTCATGATGGTGCATTAGAAGGTGTGTAAAATTTAATTAACATAAAAAGAGGGATAAAATGAAACTCAAACTCGGACAAATAGTAAACGCACAACAACCATTAAGCAGTCTTTTAGAACAAAAGATGCCTATTGCCACCGCATTCAGGCTGTCAACTATTGTTAAAAAAGTGAATGAAGTTCTTGAAACTTTTGAATCACATAAAGGCGATTTAATTAAGAAGCATGGAGAAGACGATAAGATAGATCCTAAAAGCAAGAACTGGGAAAAGTTCGTTAAAGAAATGAATGATTTATTGGTAACAGAGCAAACTCTTAATATTGACAAAGTAGAACAATCTGCTCTTTCAAAGTGTGAAATTAGCACTGCGGATTTACTAGCATTGGAGTTTATGATAAAAAAGAAGTAAAGGCATGAAATGAGTATAGATAAATTTAGTGCTAACGAAGGCACAAATATAGGACTAGGTCAAGTAGGCTCCATCTTTGAAGATGGTACAACTGACCATAATAGCGTTGATGTGATTGCTGTGCAATTTGTATCAGACACTACATTTACAAAACTAGAGCCAAAAAACGCCAAGTATATGGGTACTAACACAGGTTCCATAACTCCAAATGGCGATGTGGTTGATAGTAATAATACGTTTCCTACAGGGATGGTTATCTTTGGTAATTGGGGAAGAGTGCAGTTAGCAACTGGAACCGCTATATTCTATTTAGGGGGCTACAATTCTTAGTTTTGCTCTATCGTTAGGTAACTCGCTTGCTGCTAAAATCAGTCAAGTTAAGGACTTATTATTCGGAAACTTACACACCGAAGATGCAAACAATCTTGTATCTGAGGATGGTGGATATTTAATACTATAGGAGATAAAAATGGCTGATGTAAAGATTAGCGAACTAACCGCACAGGAATCTGCGAGCGTTGATGTATCAGAAGATGTCCTTGAATTGGTTGACACAAGTGTACCACAAACAAAAAAAATTTCAGTAGAAAATCTTTTATCACCGATAACCATAGACAAGTCCG